TCGTCAGCAGCCGGGCCTGCTCCTGAAACCACTGCGGCGTGCCGGGCAGTGAACTCTTGGAGTAGTTCTGGCCCCAGGCCGCCGGCGCGCCCTGGCGCACGTCGAAGTGGGCCGACTGGCTCTTCGGGTAGTAGCCGAGGCCGCGCGCACCGAGGGTGCGGGCGTACTCGACGATCTCGCGCTGCCGGGCCTCCTCGATCCCCTTGAAGGAGACGTCCATGGCCGTGCCGTGCGTGTGCTGCGAGTTCTTTGCCCCACCGACCGCCGCGTTATGGGCCGGGTCGCGGTCGCGCGAGGTCACCCGCAGCTCCGGGTACTTCTCGATCAGCCGCTTCTCAAGCTCCTGAATGGTCGCGACCCTGGCCGCCTGAGCCGCCGGCGCTGCTTCCGTGGGCCGAGGAGGTGGTGTCGGGACGCCCGTCGTCCCCGCCGGCATGGTCATCGGCCCGCGGCTCGCGAGCATGCCTGTCGAGGGCTCACGGTAGGCCGCCTCCTGGCCGATGAGGTGCTTGGTCGCCACCCAGGGCTGGAAGCCGCGCTTCTGGAAGATCTTGTCCGCGACGGCGCGCTGCACGTCCCGCGGCGCGCTCATCGCGGTCGGGTATTGCGAGAGGTCGACGCCGGCCGACTGCGCGTGGTCCCGCCACGTCGGGTTGGTAATTTGGTAGTAGCCCTGCGCCGTGAAGCCCGGCCCGAACTTGTAATTCGGGACGTTCCGGCCCCTGCTCTCGAGCTGCTCGATGATGTCGAGAGCGCGGGACACTTAGCCGAACGCCAGCTGCGTGAAGTCGATGACGCGCTTACCGGCGACCCGCTTGACCGCCTTCGGGTACTTCTTCTCGACGTCCTGGGCCATGAAGCCGATGCGCTTGGGGCCTGCCGTCTTCTTGCCCTTCACGTCGGCCTTGTAGTCGTAGGCATAGACCGGCAGCTCGGTCGCCGGGTCGGTGCCGAGCTTCTCGATGTTCGTCTTGGTGTCGCGATCCGAGAGCCCGCCGCCGGAGAGCAGCGAGAGCAGCCCCATGCCGAGGCCGCCGATGTCCATGCCGCTCTTCTGCTTGGTGATCGAGTTGCCGGTCGTGGTGCCGGACGACGTCTCGGTCTTGCCGTAGGGCGTCATGCCGAGGGCGGCGAGGCGCAAGCTGAGCCCTTCCTTCGGGTAGTCGCGCTTCTCGCGGAACTTGTTGTACGTCTCCTCGAGCTGCTCGCGCTCGTGGTCCTCGAGCATCTTGCCGCCCGAGAGCATCTGGAAATAGTCCGTCGTCAGGCCAGCTTGAGCCGCCTTGGCGAGGTCAGCCTCCTGCTTCGCCAGCTGCGAGCCGGTCTGGATGTTCGAGAACTGCCGGCCCCAGTCGGCCTGCTGCGCCTTGGTACCCGCATCGTAGGCCTTCTCGCGCAGCTGCGCCGAGAGATCTCCGATGCCGCGGGTCGTCTCCGCGCCCTGGACCGCCTGCTGGATCGCCTGCCGCGAGCCGCCGAAGGCCCGCTTGGAGGTGGCGTCCTGGGTGATTGCCCGCTGCGCCCGCCCTCCCGCGCGCTCGGCGTTGTCGATCGCCCGACGCTCCACCTCGTCGGTGTAGGGGTTCATGTAGTCCTTGAGGTTGCCGCGCTGGACGTCGCCGCGCGCCATCAGCGCCCGCGTGGCGTTGCCGGCCTCGTCGTACATAGGCTGGTAGGTGCCGGCGTTCTGCCGCATCCACTCGAGGGTATCGAGGGTGGGCTTGCTCATGCCGGGCACGACCGTGCCCTCGTAGCCCTGGTAGGGCTGCGTGCCGATCTGCTTGGCGAGGTTGTAGTTCTCCTGCCCTGCCTGCTCGACCCACGCCGGAAGCTTCACCTCCGAGATGTTGTGCGAGGTGCCGCTCTCCTGCTTCTTGGTTTCGCCGCCGCCGCCACCCATGGCGTCCCCCTATGTCACGAGTAACAGGATCCCGAGGACAACTAAGCACACCACGCCGAGTGCTGCGGTGGTAGGATAGATCATCCCTTCGGGCTCCATCAGTGCATGTCCAAACGCTTGGTGTAGACGCGCGGGCCGGGCCGCCAGCCCTTGCCGAACCGCCAGTCGCGGCGCTTCACAAGGTACTCGAACCCCGGTCGGGCGTATACGCGGAGGAAGGTCACCCCGTGCTCACGCGCGAACGCCATGATCTGCTTCTCGAGCACATCGAAGTCCTTCTGCTCCCCGACGACGAGGAAGATGTCGAGCACGGTCGCCTGGGGGAAGACGATCAGCGTCGTCACCACCCATGTTTCATGTGAAACGAACGACTGCATCGACCCTGAGTCGATGAGGTCGGTGATGTCCTCGAGGGTGTGGGTGCCGCCCATGTCGTGGAGCAGCTCCTGCAGCTGCTCGAGATAGGGCTTCTTCACCGCACCTTTGTGGTCGTCACCGTGCCGTCCGGCGCCACTGTCAGAGCCCATACGCTGTTGTCCGTCGCCTGCATGAGGACCGAGGAGCGCGCACTGTCGTCGCGCGTGCGGGCCTGCAGCTCGGTGCGGGTCACGCGCACCACGCTCTCGATGTACTGCTGCTCGTTCGGCTTGTCCTTGAAGACCTGGGACGAGTCAGGAAACGAGATGCGGATCGGGGAGTAGCCCATCAGCGCACGCCCTGTGAGCCAACCACCATCGCCGGCGCCGACATTGTCGCCGCCCGCGGATCAGCCAGCTTCTCGCCGCGCGGCGCCAGCAGGATCTGGCCCTTGCCGAACGACCACGCCAGCCCGGCGGTGGTCGACGCCATCTTGACCGAGAAGTCCCGGCCCGTGATGCGGTAGTCGATCTTGCCCTGCAGCCGCGGCAGCTTCGGCCCCTTGGTGTACTCCTCGGCGCCGGCGTAGCGGCCCTTGGTGGCGAAGAGCTGGTAGGTCACGGCGTTGAGCGGCGCGTCGGTGTCCACAACCAGCTGTTTTGTCGTAGCGCGGATGGCGCCCTGGCCGTCCGGCGCGATCTGGCCGGAGCGGATCCACGGCAGCGCCGCACCAGGGTAGAGGTTGCCCTTCTCGTGACGGAACAGAGTCGTGGTGTTCGCCATGACCGGATAGGACGCGAGCGTGCCGGGCACGCCGCAGGTGCGGTCCAGCTCGCCCAGCGACCACCACCGTTCCTCGAAATTGTACACAATCAACTTATTGTTCTCGGCCCGGCCACGGCTCGGAAAACACCACCACACCTCCGAGGCGGCGCCGTTGAACCAGCCCGCCATGTGCGCCCGCGTGTTGCGGTCGTCCAAGTTTTGCTGAAACCAGTCGAGCACCGGGCAGGGCACTTGGCTGACGGCTGAGCCGTCGAACTGCCAGAAACCATCCAGCGCGGGCCAGATGACGGTGCCGGAGTAGACCGCCGCTGCCTGCCCCGAGAGCGGCCCGGCGTGCGAGCCGAGGTAGGCGTAGGTGTAGATGTAGGGGAGAGCCTTGTACTCGATGACGTAGGCGCCCTGGACGGTCCAGAAGATGGTCGTGTACCTCGCCACCTGCGCGTCGATGATGCGCGACATCGGCTCGACCTCGTAGACGCCGGCCTCGTTCTGGGTGTTGGCGAAGTCCCAGTCCTCGATGTTCTCCTGCGAGCACCAGCCGAACTTGTTGATGCGCCCCTCCATGCCGAAGAGGATGACGTAGCGCTCAGGCGTGATGACGAAGGTGCGGTTGCCCTCGGGAGCGAAGAAGGCGGTCGAGCCACTGTCCTGCCCCTTCACCCGGTCGGCGTTGGCGTCGCCGGGCTTCCAGCGCAGCAGCCGCCCATCCGTCGACGCCATGGCGATGAGGTCTTCGCCCCAGTTCGCCAGCCGCCAGATCTCGCCCACCTTGCGCACGTCGGTGCGCGCTGTGCGTGCTTGGTCGTAGAGGCCGGTGTCGTAGAGGTCGTTGCCGTAGCCACCGGTCAGCGAGTTCGAGGGCCCCTTGATGCCCGCGGCGTGGCGCACGGTGGTGTCGAGGTTCCGCTCCTCGAGGGGCGAGACGTCGTACACGCCCGAGGCCTCGACGACGTAGAGGTGGCGCTCGCACAGCACGCCGATGCGCTCGACGCCGCTCCTGTCGACCCAACGGTGCATGTAGCGGATGGGCGACTGGAAGCCCGCCGCGAAGTTGTCGAAGACCAGATGCTCCCAGCCGAGGATGGGGCGCATCCGGCCCGACACCCACCGCATCAGGTGGCTATCGTACCAGTGCGGCCCGACGCCTGCCGGGGTCATGTTCCGGACGACGCCCGGCTGGATCTCGACCGGGAAGGCTTTCATCTCACCACGCCGCGTGCTTGCGGATGTACATCAGGGCGTAATAGGGCAGCGTCGCTGCCCCACCTGGGTACACCGCCTGGGCATTGTTGACCGGGTAGGGCGAGCCCGCCGCCGGGCCGGGATAGATGTTGTAGGCGACGGCGTGAGTGTGCTCGCCGGGGTAGGACGAGGGCACACCGCCGTAGGTCTGGGGACCGAGCAGGCTGCCCGCACAGAGGATGAAGCGGTCCATCAGGTTGGGCGAGCCCAGCGTGCCGTCGCAGAACGACCAGCCCGGCGGCACCGAGCCCCAGCCGCCCCACCACAGCATGATCGAGTTCACGGGGAGGAAGGTGTTGAGCAGGTGCCGGATGCGCCCGTCGACCCACCCTTGAGTCGCCGCGAGCTGGACGTGCGTGACGACCGCCGGATCCGGCTGGGCCGCCAGATAGAACGGGATCGTCGAGCCCTGCGCCGTCAGCGGCGTCTCGAACTCCGGCGGGCTCTGGACGACGAGACAGTTGCGCAGCGCCGTGTCGATGCGATCGAGGTTGGCGTTGAGCTTCTCGCCCCAGGTGTCTGCCGAAGCGTCGATCTCCGGCTTGATGAGGTCGTAGAACTCCGTCCGTGTGTCAGGCACTACGACCTCCCCCTTGGGTGCTGCAGCCTAGAAGGGCTTCTTGCCTCCGCTGCGCACGGTGTTCTTCTTAGCATCCTTGCGCGTCATCGACTTCGACGGCGACTCGCTCGGGGGCTCGCGGCCCTGCATGGAGGCGGTCGCCTGCTTCGCCGTGGCGGTGAACGGGGTCTTGCCGCTCCCCGAGCCGAACTGCTTCGACATCCCCTTGCCCCGCGGGCTCGGTGCGTTCTTTGCCATCTTCGCCTCCTGCTGGTCGGCCCATCGCCACCACGCTTCAATAGATCTCAGCATCCTCGTCGAGGCCCTTCATGCTCATCGTGCGTGAGGGCTTCTTGACCTTCTTCTTCACCGCCGGCCCAGGCACCGAACCGAACTCCAGCTCGAGCGGCGCCTCCTTGCGGCGCGGCAGCGAGGCTCCGCGGCCAGGGCGCATGTTCAGGCTCTTGGGATCGAAGAAGTTCGTCTCCTCGAGCGACGGGAACTCGCCCGAGCGCTTCTTGCCGAGGGGCTCGACGGGCTTACCCTTGGCCTTGAGATTCGAGAGCTTCAGGCCGGTGCGGCCCGTGAAGTCCTTAGCCATCTTGGATCCCTTCGGTTGGCTCCACTGTCCACGTCGCCGTCTTGGTTGCCAAGTCGATTGTCAGGGTCACCGACACCGTGATCACCTGCTTCGGCGTTGGCACGATGAGCGACTCGTTCAGCGCGCGGAGGAAGTCGTTGTGATAGCCGACGATCAGGTTGCCGATCGACTTGCCCTGGGACCAGGAGGGCACCTTGGACTTGTCGCCGTTGATGATCTCGCGGGCACCGTAGGGGTCGTTCTGCTGACCATTGAAGTATCGCTCAAGGGTGTGCCGACCGTCCTCGTCACCACGGAACCACCCCTCGACCATACCCTGGAACATGATCTCCGCAGCCGCCAGCGGATCCAGGGCGTTGTCGGCATACCATTCGCACGACAGGGGGCCTTCAAAGTGTAGCTCCTTGTCGGCGCGGGCGTAGTTCTCGCGCCACGTCAGCTGCACGAAGCCGCGCCCGTAGTAGGCGCAGCCCGTCTCGGGGTCGACCTTGCCGTACTCCTGGCCCTCGCCTTTGCCGTACTCCTCGATCGGCTGCATCTCCATGCCCGTCTCGTGCGCCGTCGTCGCGAGCGGGTAGGCGAGCCAGCGCAGATCCTCGGAGCGCGGGTGCGCCTCCCAGGCATCGAGGATGAACGACATCCCCTCGACCTGCAGCGCGTTCAGCGAGCCGTCGAACGGCGCCTCCCGCACGCAGTCGAAGAAGACGTCGCGGTCGAACAACATCACAGCCACCTCAGATGGATCTGTGACCCGGCCATGAACGTCGTCGGTACCTGCCAGCGCAAGGCTGTCAGCCGTGTTTCCGGTTTACCGAGCGCCACAAGAGCCATGTACCACGTCGTGGTGTGGCTATAGCTAGAATAATAAGTATTGGCGAGGGTCTTCGCTATGAAATACCCGCCCGACTTCTCAACGTTAAGCAGACCTTTACCAACGCTCGGGATATCGGGGGCATCACACCCCGAAGTTAATACCGCAGCTGTCCCGGCCCCATACGGCAATGTTGCATATGCCCCCGCACCTGTGAGCTGATGGTATGGCCCACCAACCCCGTAATCGCCGGACGTCACATGGAAGTTCGAGCCCACCGTCGCGGCCTGGAGCTGGACGTTGAAACTGCCCGACCCGACGATGTGAAAATCATACTCGACCGCCTTGGCGTGAGCCGGGACCGACACAGTAATGGCGCTCGTGCCCGCTGCCGGTAGCAGCGTCTGCTTGGCCAGCCGCCAGACGCCGTTGACGCGGACGTACTCGCCGTCGTCCGAGGGGGCGTCGACAAAGGCCTGCATGCCCGCCACCCAGGCATAGCCGTTCCATGTGTAGGTGACGTTGCCCGACGTATAGGTCTGGCCGTTCGTTGGCGAAGCGGGGAAATCCATCGCCATCAGCGCATCCTTCTCGCGCGGATCTTGCCTTGAACGGAACCGCTGCCCGCGTTGTAAGTCATTTGGGCAACCAAATAGACAGTCGTGGCAACGCTAATCGAGAACTGCGTCGGAATGGGTGTTTCGGTCAAATTGTAGAACGCAATAAACGGTCCAGTGAAGGATGAATAATCTCCAGCAATAGTCGCTGAAACAGCAGAGTAACTGGCCACAAATTGTTGAACGGTCAATGGCGCGCCGAGCAACAGCACATAGCCGGAAACATCCCAATCTCCCGGCGTCAAAACAATCGAGGTTACGTTAAAGGGGACGCCGGTCCCCGGAATACCTACAGAGTATGCGACCTTTTCGATTAGCTCTCCGACCTCACCTGCAGCAGCTTTGCCACTTCCTGGCTCGCCGCGCACATGGCCGGGCGTAACCGCCGGGGCCGCGTTGATCTGCACCCACTGCGAGGTGTTGGCGTCAACGTACCAGACGAAGAGGTTGCCGGTGTCGCTCTCCCACCACAGCTGCCCTGGCGCGGGGTTCGAGGGTGGGCCGTCCGCGACAGCCGCCCACGACTGCGGCCCTGCCGGGCCGGTTGGGCCGGCAACCCCAGGATCACCCTTCGCGCCCGCCGCACCCGCCGGGCCGGCCATGCCGGGCGGGCCCATCTCCCCCTGTGGCCCAGCCGACCCAGTAGCACCCGGCGCGCCGGGGGTGCCAGGGTCACCCTTTGCGCCGGTTGGGCCAGGATCCCCCTGCGGGCCTGCCGGGCCTGGAGGGCCGACAGCCCCATCAACACCGTCCTGGCCGGGAGGGCCCTCGGGACCGGGCTCGCCCTGGGGACCAGGGAGGCCGAAGTAGTGGGCGTCCTCCGCGAAGCGGTCGAGCTTGTCGAAGTTCGCGTTAAGGTCGTGCCCCCAGACGTTGTTGGTTTCGACCCCATTGACCTGGGGCTTGGCCAGTCCGAGGTACGGCGTCAGTTCCATTGAGCGGTTCCTCTAGCGGGAGAGGCGCGCACGGCACGGTCGCCGCCCAGGCCGGTGTCTCAGGGACCGGGGTACTCCACACGGGGGGTACGCACGCCTGCGGTGCCCAGATCTCCGGCTCACAGTAGCCCCCCACCCACTCCGTCAGCCAGGAGTAGCGGTGCTCCGAGTACCGATCCTGGCCGAACCGGAAGCCCATCAGCGCTTCTCGAGCTTGTCGAGCCGGGCATTGATGCGCTCGAGCGCCGTGAGGATCTGCTGCTGCGGCGATGGCGGCGGCGGTGCAGGATCCGAGAAGCTCTCAGCGATCGGATCATACAGCTTATTGCCCAGCTCGGCCTGCGGGTCGTCACCCTCGTAGTCGGGGATCTCCACAAGGCTCATGTGGGCCGGGTAGATGGCGGTTTTGTCGAAGGTCGCCGCAGCTACGGTAAAACCCTGCGCGGCCTCGTAGGCCGTGAACACGACCGAGTCGGGCTGGAACACGCCACTGCGCTGAAACTCGTACCAGTCGACGCCGTCGCTCTCGCGCCGACAAAACAGAGCGAAGGGTGGTGCGCCCTCCGGGGGCGTTTCTGGAATGTAGGGCTGCCAGTTGCCGTGCTGGATGTGCGTCATGCGTAGCCCACCGTGTACCAGTTGCCGCCATAGAAGAACTGCAGATAACGCCAGCGGCAGGTGATCAGCGATCCGCTATAGCCTGTCCAGGCCATACCGGTGATCACGGTCCCACCCCACGCCTCGACCATCACACCATCGATCGGCAGCTGATAATCGACGCAGTAGAGGAGCCGCATCGTCGTGGTCAGCGCACCGTCAGCAGCACCCCAGAGCCGCCCGTTGACGGCGGTGATGATGCCGCTCGGGTAGACGAGGTTGCCACCGGAGTTGTGCAGGTAGTGCGTGTTAGCGGCGTTCAGGTAGATGACGGACTGATTGGGATCGCCCGCGTAGTTACGCATGAACATGTTACCCTGACTAATGGTAACATTGTACGCTGTCATCATAGCATTGACGGCGACACCGGAATTAAACGTCATTCCGTGGCCGCTGAACGAGAAGCCAGTGCCGTCGAAATACAGATACGCTACACCCGCATTACCGAAACGCACAGTACCTGTGGCTCCAGAAGCATTACGGGTCGTGATCTCTCCATTGGAGACAAGCGCGCCCTCGACAGTCAGCTGCCCGCCGCGTAGGGTATACGCACCACCAAACCAGCTTAGATACGCTGAGCCAGTAACACCGAAGAAGATGTTGCCGTTGTTATTGGCATTACCGGAGTTATACGCCAGTACGTCATTGGAAGCGTTAATCCGCTTACCGTCGATATCTCCAGTAGCGGTGAACGACCCGTAGGCAACGAACCGCGTGCCGTTCCATTCGAGGTTATGCCCGCCCGTCCCGAACGAGACGACGCCCCGATCGGGGACGTCCGAGTAGTTCTGGACATAGACGACGCCTTTGTTGGCAGAGAGCGTGTCCCCGACGACCGGGCCAGCCGCCTGGACATAAGCCCCGGCCCCCGTGGCCGTCACCGTGTTCGCGGTGACCGCACCCGTGGCATTCACCGCACCCGCGTTGAGCGTCGGCACCGCCAACGGGCCGGTCATCGTGTCCCCGGCCACATCGACCTTGCCGTCGATCGCCGCGTCGAGGCCGGTGATGTCGCTCGCCGGGTGGGTGTGATCGCTCGGCGCGGCGTCGATCAGGATCCGCGCCTGCTCAGCCGTCAGCTGCTCGATGAGGCCGACGCCCGCCGCCGAACGCCCGAGGATGACACCGGAGAGGACGCGCTGGACCTTGGGGAAGTCGACCGTCTCAGGATCGATGGTCCAGACCGTGCCGTTGCCCGAGACGGTGATGTCGCCCCAATCGCCGTCAGCCACACCCGCGCCACCGCCGAAGGTGGCTGAGATCGTCAGCGTGTCGCCGGCGTCGTCGTAGTCGATCGTGATGTTGGCACCGGGGACGAGCATGCCCGCCACGCGGTCGTCGATCGCCTCGTCGAAGCCGGTGATCTCGGACGGCGGATGCACGTGGCCGAGAGGTGAGACAGGCGTCCAGTCACTGTCCTGGCGGCCATAGATGACCCCGTCAGCCGGGGCGTCGTCGACCGTGGTCAGCGCGAAGGCATCGATCTTGTCGAAGTTCGCATTGATGTCGAAGCCCCAGGTGTTCTCCGTGTCAGCGCCATTGACCTCGGGTTTGGCGAGCTGGAGGACCGGGGTCAGGAGTGGCGGCATGGTCGTGGTTTCCTGGCACGTCTTGGTTACGCCGGGTATCCAAGCGGCACGCCTGCGCCACCCAAGCCCCCGCCTCACAGGCCTTCCGCATCCACGAGGGCATCCACGAGTAGCGGTTGTCCGAGTAGTTGCCGGACCCGTAGGGGAACGACATTTACCCGAAGCTCCTCACCTGCTGCGTCACCGGCGAGGAGATCACCGCGCTCTGGCGCGCCGCGATGTTCATACCGGCGATCAGCGCCTGAACGTTCTCGTTCCACATCTGGGCGCGCTGGTCCTCGATGAAGTACGGCGCCGAGGCGGCGAGCGAGCCGTAGAGGTAGAGCTTCTGGGCGCGCTTGAAGAGCCACGTCGGCTCCTCGGCGTCCACCAGGGCAGGCACCGTGGCGTAGTAGGACAGCTCGATCTCGGTCGGATCGATGTCAGCCGAGGGCGTCGCCACGGTCGGGTGGACGTGCATCGTCTTGCCCACCACCGTGTAGATGTTGCGCGACAGCGGCAGCTGTGGTCCGCGGCGACCGGGGTAGTCGATGAAGGCGGGCTGGCGCGGCAGCGGGCCGAGCGGCGCCCCGGTCGCCGGGTCGAGATAGGTGATCGCCGTCGTCTGCGGGCCGGACAGGTAGTACTCCGCGCCGCTACGGACCCGGAAGTACTCGTCGGACGGGACGTGCCGGAGCGGCAGGCCGCCCTCGAGGTAGCGCGCCGAGACGATCTCGAGGAAGTCCTCGGGCAGCGGCACGCACTGGTCGGCCATCTGCACGCGCCGCGTCACCACCATCTCGAGGACGCGCAGCTCGTTGTTGATGCGCTCCTCGCCCATGGCGATCCACGACAGGATCATCTCGTCGGTGACGTCGAAGTCATCGACCCACTCGCGCAGGACGTTCATGAAGTTCGTGAGGAAGAGCGCCGTCATGAGGGCGTCGTCCAGGGATCGGGCATGTAGGTGATCGAGCCGTCAGCCGCCCGCCGGCCCCAGGAGCCGATGGTGCCCGGCGCTGGGTTGCCGGCGGCGCCACGGGCCTGCTGCTGCTTCCACGGCGTCCCCTGCGCGATCTGGGAGCCGGAGCCGTAGTAGTACCAGTCGTTCGGATCGTCGGCGGTGAAGGTCGGCGCGGTGGGCGCGGTCGGCGCGGTCGGGGTGGCGCCGGCGATCGTCGGGATGTTGTCGGTCGCCGCGATCGTCCCGTAGGGCGAGTGCTGGAAGCCCTGCGGCTGCTGGGTCGACGCGCCGGCGAGGAGGCCGGTGGTCGGACCCGTGCCGGTGCTGCCGGGGGTCTGCTCGTAGGGCCGCAGCGGATCCGGGGTTGCCGGGGTCGTCGGCACGCCGGTCACGGGAGCCGCCCCGCCGGCGGGTGACGCAGGCTGTCCCCAGGTCGGCAACGGGGCTGAGCCACCGCCGGTCGCCGCGAGCTGTTGGCTCGGCTCGAGGCCGCTGTTACCAGCTCCACCCATCTCAACCTCCCTGCCCAGCGGGCTGGTAGTTCGCCGCCAGGGCGCGCCACATACGTTCAGTCTGCGCCCGCGCGCGGGCTTCAGTCGGGTTCAGGCCTGGGCCGGGCGCCTGCCAGGAGCCCCGCTCCGGGGTCGGCCCAACCGACCACGGCATGGTGCTCTCCCCAAGATCATACGCCAGGAAGTCCTCGAGGCCGATGTTGTGGTTGGTGCCGGGATGCGCGGCGTACCACGCATCCCATTCAGCCTCGCCCGGCCCCTTCTTGGGCGCCGCGGCCTTGGCGACCTCCTGGGCGGCCTGGATCGGTGCAGCGGCTGCTGGACCGGCATAAGTCGCCACAGGGGCCTGTGCAGTCGTCCCGTAGGGCGAGGAGCCCATCGGGCGCCCCGCGGGCGCCAGGAGCCCTGTGGAGGGGCCTGGAGCCCCACCGCCCTGGCTACCTGAAGGCCCGTCGTAGGCCGAGATGGGCTCGGACATCCCCAGAGCCGCTGTGGTGGTCGCGGACGAGGTCACGGGATTGGCCGGGCCCTGGCCGGACCCGATCCAGCTCGGCGTCGCGACCGCACCGATGGATGCGGACTTCTGCCCGGCCCCCGCCGTTTCGCCGCCCGCACCGCCCATGTCAGCTCCTACAGCCTGCCGCGCCACACCCTGAAGTGCGAGTTGTCGCCGTCGTTGAGGAACCGGTCCCAGTCCTTCTGGTCCCAGCCCTCGTGCTCGGCGCGCTCCCATACCGTAAAGGGTACACGAGCGAGGGTGGTGGTGGCATGGCGGGCACTTTCGTGCTCGCCCTGCGCTCGGTTCAGCGCCTCGAGGCCGCTCATGTCCGCTTGCGCGTGGACGTGAAACTTGTCGGGCGCGTCATCGTCGTAGATCAGGGTGCGACGGATCCCACCCTGATCCATGTAGACGAACTTGTGCTGCGGCACGGTTAGCTCCGCGGGCGCTCGACCGGCTCCGGCTCGCGGCGACGACGCCCGAGCTGCGGCTGCTCTTCACCACCCTGGGCGATACGACCCTGCTCTTCCTGGGTCAGCCCACCAGCCGCCGCCGGGTTCTCGACGTAGGCCTGAGTCGACATGAGCGCCGGCGCCGTCGTCGGCGTGATGCCGTTGAAGACGATGTGCGCGAGCCCGTTGTCGACCTGGGTGCCCCACTCGACCACGATCATCCGCGTCTCGGCGTCACCGATCTTGGCGATCGGGTACTGCCTAAAATTGCGGAAAAAGGCGAGCCGAGCGTACTCGGGATCGAGAAGCAGGCCCATGTCGATCGGCAGCCACCGGGATGGCATGGCTGTGACCCGCCCGCCGTCCGTCGCAATGACGTCGACGGTAGCGACGACTTCGGTCTTCCCGACCAGCACCTGGGTGCTCTCGCGACCCTTCCAGTACACCAGCCCGCGCTTGATGTTGTAGGGCAGGATCAGCCGGGTCGGCTCGGCGCCATCGGCGTAGGCGACCGCCATGGCGTCACCGAGCATCGCCTCGGTGAAGGGGACGTCAGCCGGGTCGGCCCACACGTCCGTCGACACCACCGGCAGGCCGGTCTTGGTGCCGAAGACATGGGTACCTTTGGTGCCAGCCTTGTCGGACGCCCGCGCGATCTGGTGCGGGATCGACTCCGTCTTGCGGATGCCAGTCGTCGAGTCGTCGGATGACTTCGCTTGCCGCGAGAAGGCGATTGTCTCGACGTCGCATTTCAGCACCTTCGACTTGAGAGCCATCTGGTGCGCCATCTCGGAGTTCTTGCCGGCGGCGTCCGACGCCTCCTGCGAAGCCGAGACGGTGGCATCGCGCTTCGAGATCTGGGTCAGGTTGGTCTGGCGAACGACCGGGACGGCGGGCGAGCGGACCAGCTCGAAACCCTCTTCCTGTGCGTTGTTCGCGTCGACGACCGGCATGTTCTCAGTCTGCCAGTCGAAGGTTCGGGCCTTGGCATTGCGCCGCCCGATCATCGACACGCCGGGCGTGTCGAAGGGATCAATGTTGTAGATGCGGTCAGACAGGTCTTCGCGGTTACCACCAGCCTGATAGGTGGTCATTGCATTGGCGACTTTGGCCATGGTGGCTATCCTCCACGATCGAGATCTTCTTCAAATGCACGGGCCGCGTCACGGACGCTGCCTGTACGCTGGAGACGACGCTCAGCTCGGGATGCACCATTGGGGGCGGCTCCACCTCGGGAGATAGTCCCCGGTCGCAAGGCACCTTGCTGTCTGACCGGCTTCGGCTTGTTAGCCATCAGCTGGTCATATCTGGCGGCTTTCAGGAGGACGATGGTGTAGCTCGCGCTTCTAAGCTGCCCAAGGTCTTGTTCCGAGATTCCTGCCGCCGTTGCGGTGCGAATCATCGCTCTACGGTCCCGTTCCCACTTCTTCGGATCGGCCCAGTCCTTGACCCAGCCGACCAGCTTCCGTCGTTCCGTATCCTCGTAGAGTTCTAATTGACGCTGCCGCTCCCGCTCCTGCTCAGCCGAGACGCGCTGACGCTCGTTCTCCAGCTGCCCTAGTTTCTCTCGGTAGCTGCGCCATTGGCGTTCCAAGCGGGCAGCTTCCTGAGGGTTCTCCTCGTAGAGCTTGTCCCAGTCGGGTTCCGTGGGCTGCAGTGAGAGCAGCTGCTGTTGCAGGGCCGGTATTAGGTTCGCGTAGTAGTCTCGCCCTTGGGCAAGCTCTGCGCGTTCCCTGTCGATTTGCTGCGTGACCTGTCCGAGCTGGTTCAGTCGGCGGTGAAACGTTTCGGCGCGGACATAGCCGTTGAGTGCCTCTTGGAGACTGACCTCGGCTGGTTGCCCGTCCACGTTTATCCGCACGATCTGGTTCAGATCGAGCGCGGCCTGTTGTGTGTCCTCCTCTTCGTCGTCGGGGTCTTCGTCGGCGGGGTCGCGCTGCGGACCTTCGGCTTCATCATCGTCATCGTCAATATCTTCTGGCCGCGGACCCTCTTCCTCGTCCTCGGCCGAAGGCTCGCCTTCGGTGGCGCGCTGCGGGAACAGCTCTTCCTGATCGACCGGGCCGGCGGGCTCCTCGCGCTCGCGCCGCGGCGCACGCTCGCGCTGCGGAGGCGCTTCCTCACGATCGAGGACCGTCTCGAAATGGCTTGCGAGATCGCCAGGAGCAGAGCCGTCAGCCATTGGTCACCTACTGTGAGAGCTTGCGGCGCCGTTCAGCGGCGGCGCGCAGCATCTTCGGGTCTTCGACAAGGCGATGCAGATCAGCCTCGATGGCGCGGATCGCCAGCAAACGGTAGTGCGTGTTCACGGCCTCGACCGAGCCGGGGACTGCATTCGTCAGCAGATCGATCGCCTCGTCCTGCAGACGCCTAAATATCTCCTGCAACAGAGCATTGTCGAGGAGATCTTGCGCGTCAGCCGCGCGCTCGTCCTTCTGCAGGAGGTCGATCGGCTCAACCGTCATCGTGATCCAAAGCCAGCTGGCAGGTTGATCTTGGGCGGCTCACGCCCAGGCGGGCGGATAAGCGGCTCCGGCGGCGCGCCGGGAGGTCCGGCCGGCGGCTCGAGCGGCTGAGCCGGATCCATAGTCGGGAACATCGGCGGGCCGGGCTCGGGGATGTTCTTGGTGTCGGCCTTGGCCTCCTCCGGTCGCGTCGCATCGATCGCCATCTGGATGGCGTCCTGATCGAGCTGCGAACCCACGGAGTCGAGCTTGGCGCCCTCGATAGCGATCTTGGCGTCCAGCTCGTCGCGCTGAACGTCGTCCTTGAGCCCCATCTCGATCGTCTTGACCTTGGCGTCGGTGAGCGTCTTGACGATCTGCGCCCGCACCTTGTCGGCCTCGGCCTGGGCCAGGACCATGTTGGGATCCGGCTTCTCCGACTGCGCCTTGAGGGCGGCCTCAAGCTGCTGCGGGGTGACCTCCTTGAAGTAGCGGCCCACCGCCTTCATGCCGAAGATCGAGAGGATGTCCGAGAGCGTGTTGCGGTACTCGATCGGGCTGCACATGGGGTTGTTCGCCCCCTGTGTCGTGATGATCTGCTCCTGCGTCGCCTTGATCCCCATCAGCATCTGCAGCCGGTCGCGGTGCGAGCCACGGCCGATGGCCGGGTTCACCTCGACGTCCATGGTGGCGTCGTACTGGTCGGGGCTGACCTTGGTCCACTCGCCGCGCAGGCGGATCATGCGCTCGGGGATCGGGTTCTCGTGAACCTCCTGCAGCAGGCCCTTGAACAGGTCGCGGAAGCCCGTCTCGGCTAGCGTGCGCGCCACCAGCTCAATGCGCTCCTGAGCACCCGTGACCAGCATCTGGACACCGGGCGTGGAGGTGGACTGCAGTGCCTTGGGGTCAAGCCCTTTCGACTGCTCGGTGACGCCGGTTCGGCGGTTGCCGATGAGGTCGAGGTACTCGAGGATCTGCTGGATGATCTGGCTGGGCGGTGTCGTCTCAAGCTGCTTGACCGCGTTGATGTCCTTCGTCCGGATGATCGCGCCGATCTCGTTGTTCCGCACGTCGTCCATGTTGACCATGGAGTCGACGACGAGGAGCCGCGGCAGGATCGTGGACGCCAGCGCATCGAGGAAGTTGCGCAGGATGTTGGTCTTGATGTTCTGCAGATCCTCGACCTGTTCGCCGGCGCCGTGGCCGATGGCGGCGTGAGGCTCCGGGTCGGGGCAGAACAGGGCGAACTTGGCGCGCGCCGCCGGCTCGTCGATGACGATGCGGTCGCCGTCGCCCATGGTGCAGATGCGGCGCAGCTCCGGCACACCGTCGCCGTCGGCGTCGATGCGGATGAACCACTCCCCGAACCAGATCAGCGGGTCGCCTTCGCTGGCTGAGCGCGAGTTGGCGTAGAGCAGGCCGGAGCCGCCGGGGTTGCGCAGATCCTGCTCGATGGTCGAGGAGATCGGGCCCGAGCCGATGAACTCCTGCAGGATGGCGGTCGGTGGGAAGCCCATCTGCACGAGCTGCGACAGCGGCACCTGCCGCTCCTGGCCGACGAGCTGCGCCGTCTGGACGTTGCGGGCCTCACGGGAGATTCGGAACTCGTCCGGCGGCACCGCCTCGACCCGGTGCTTCGGCGTCAGCTTGGAGCGCCGCACCGTGATGTCGAACCGCGGCTCGATGACGTTGCCACCCGGCATCTGCTCCTCGCCAGGAGCCTGGGGCGGCCCCTGGGTCGGCGCTGCCGGCGCCGCACCCTCGATCTTCGGCGTGTCGCGGCGCTCCTCGGAGACGACCTGGGTGCGCGGCTGCGAGATGACGTACTGGCGCTGCTCGAGCGTCAGGTTGCGGTAGCTCTGCTCGACGATCTCGGCCTCACGCTCGGTCCACCATTTGGCGATGCCGGTGCGCTTGATGAGCGCGTCTTTCAGGAGCGCGTTGAGGTTCAGGAAGCCGGGATTGTCGTACTTCCAGACGTAGGCGACGTAGTCCTGCGCCTCCTCGGCCATCGGCACATCGGCCTCGGTGCGCGGCACGAAGAAGACCGGGTGCTCCTCCGACGTGAACAGCCGGATCAGGCTCGGCAGCATGGCGAGCACGAGATCGCGGACCTCGGTCAGCACGATCGAGGAGCGGCCCTCGCCGGCATCGCCTGGGAGATCGCCGTTGTAGAGCGCAGCCGCGTACTCGCGCGCCGGGGCGAGATAGCTGTCGTGGTAGTCGCGGGCGTCCTCGATCAGCGCCCAGATCGCCGCCTGATAGTCCGAGTGCTCGTCGTCCGGCCCGAGCAGCGCCCGCTCGCGGTCGAGCTTGGGGAACAGCTGCGGGATCGGCGGCTCATCGACGTCGATGGGACCGAGCGAGGCGGGCCGGGTGCGACCTGGGTGCGCCATGGGCTACTTCTGCTCGGTCGTGACCAGCTTGACCGCCCACATGGCGGCCTCTTCGTAGGCTGTCTGCGCGAGCGCAGCGAGCCGCGGATCAAGATGCTTGTTCTCTTCGCATAAGTCGATGAGGTCAGCCGAGTAGCGCTTGATCTTGTCGACGCCCATGTGGCCGGAGGGGTTGAAGCTCTCACGGACGCGGCGAGCGCCGAGACTGCCGTGTGGATTATCCATCAAATGACCCCCTTCACATTTCTTCGGATGGCGCCCGGCGCCCAGGTGCCGGTCAGGTGCAGCCCCATAGCGAAGTACCGCATGGCATCCGCCCCGTGGGAAGCCCAGGTGTGCGCCGGAGCATCACGCACGGTCATGCCTTGGGGTGAAGGCTGAACATGATAGGACCGAAGCGCGTCGATCCCCAACTCGCACTTCTCGGCATCGAACCAAGCCATCGGAATGATGGATCTCACACCCGCAATACCGTCAGCCGGAGCGTGATCGGGGACCACCATTGGCTCGATACCGAGGCTCATCGCTGTCTCGAACCGGGTACGACCTGTGGAGTACTCCCGCACCTTGATGTCGTGCGGCATCAGATGGTGTGAGTAGACATAAGGCTTCCGCTGCAGCTCGGCGGCCCAATAATCGAGAGCCTTGCCCGAGCCCTGCATGAAGTCGATGAAGCGGATCTCCTGGCCGATCTTCTGGGCGAACCAGATCGACGTCAGATCCTTCATGCCGAGATCCCAGGCGGTGATGACGCGAAGCCTGGGGTCATAGGGGATCGACGTGATGCGGCCATCGTTGCGCGCGTTCACCATCAGGTCGCCGTAGTACGAGTTCTCGACCGGAGCCTCGAACGAGCACATCATCTCACGCTCGAACTGGTGCGGGCTCATGGTCCGCTTCATCTCCTCGATCTCGTCCGGATCGAGGGCATCGGTCATGGTGACGGGGATGTTGAAGACGTCCCACAGGTCGGGGTTTGCCTCGGCCTGAACCTTCTGCTCATAGAAGTGATCGCGGCCTGCAGGGGTGCCTGCCACCACGCCCCAGCCCTGGTAGTCAGCGAGAGCGGGGCGGATCACGGAGTTCAACGCATCGGGGGCGATCAGCGGGAACTCGTCGAGGACCGCACCGTCGAGATAGAGTCCACGGACCCGATTGTAGGCTTGGCCACCGCCATAAAGCGTGAGCAGCGACCGGTTCGGTAGTCGACAGGTGAGTTCGCTCTCCGAATACGACACGTCGGGCAAAGCTTTTGTGTATTGTTTGATATAATTCCATACGAGATCCTTGGCCTGGGCGAACGTCGGGCCGATGTAAGCGTAGCGCGGCTGCGGAACGTCTCGCGGGTTCAGGAGCGCGCGCTTGATCAGCTCGTTCACGAAGCTGACGCTCTTGCCGGCGCGCCGATGCGCGACGACGTAGCGCCAGCGCTTGGTGCTGTCGTGGAAAGCCTGGAAGTGCCGGCGCGGCCTATAAGGAATTACCAGTTCAGCCATTGAACGGCCCCCAATCACCATTGAGGGGCTCTAATATGTTTACTTGCCGGCGTTTGCCGTTGCCGGCCGGCCACGTCACGCACTTCTCGAGGGGGTGTTTGAAATCGAATGATTTCATGAGGTAGCGCACGTCCTCGACGTCAGGCCATAGCTCGGGCCCGATGATGGCGAGCTGCCGCGCCAGCCAGCCGGGCCGGAACTGGGCGACCGTGAACTCAACCGTGTGGCCATGGGGGATTACTAACGTCCGATCTGGCCGCGGTGTAAAGAACAGCCTGCGAATGTGAGGGTGGGTGTAGGGCTGGGAGTGGGCGCGGTGCGAGAGCGCCTTGATCGCCGTGGCCGTAGCGGGCGACCTCACCAGCATCTTGGTCCCCCCTAGCGCGGTAGCGGCAGCAGGGCGAGAACGACCGCCGCTAGAACCAATATGATGAACACCCACTCCATCAGTCGTGGTCGGTCTGCCACCGCACAGTTAGCTGTCTACCTGACCCATCGGCAAGACTGATCCCTCCCCCACTGGGGCCGCCGGCGTTGCCCCAACCCAAGCTTTTCCCCAAAGTGGTTAGGACGAAGCGGGCGGCCTCGTCACGTCGGTCAACCTGCCGCGTGTCGGTGAGCTGCTCGACGATCACCGCTTCGGCCTGATCGACGATCATGCGCCGGGCAGCGTCACGATCGGCCTTGAGCGAGGGGATCAGCTCAATACGGCGCGCCAAAGCGCCCGGCGTGATGCCGAGCTGCCGGGCGGTTAAGCCCACATTGCCGTAGTTGAGGTACAAGCTCGTCCGGATCGCGTCGTTGTCGTCGGCTTCAGCGCCGTACGGGACGGGCTTGAGGTCAGGCGGAAGGTACTCGATCTCAGGCGGCTGCGCGCGGCGCCTCAGGGGATGATCTCCTCCACCGGGCGGCGGTTCTGGCCAGCCGAGACGCGCTCGGGGTTCGGATCGGGGAACATCGTCGCCTCGATCGGGATGCGCTGCGGCTCGGGGTTCTGGGTCTTCTGCGCGTCAGTCGCTTGCGCGTCAGGATAGCCGGTCGTGGCGTATGACGGCACGCCCCGTGGATTGAGGGGGTTGTCGGGCTCCGGCGGATCGACGACGCGCTGTTCAGGCTCCACTGGGCTGCTCCGTGTGGCTCTCACGACCGTCGTGCTGCTGGTCGTCGGGATTGGATTTCGGAGACGGTTGCTCGACGGTGTAGTCGGGCGTGCCGCGGGGGTTACGAGGATCGTCCGGCGCCAGACCGTCCTGGGTCGCGGCGATGTTCTGGTACTTTTCCGGGTCGGCCATCGTGTCGATGTCGAGCACCCCCTGACCCGACGTGAGCGGCGTCGCCTGTTGGGGCAGGCTCAGGCTCGGCTGGCCACGAGGGTTCAGAGGGTTGTCGTCGACCAGCTCGCTGGAGACGACGGGCTCCGGACCGGGCGGAAAGAACGGCTTGAAGCCCTGCGGCGTGAGGACGTCGAAGGGTGCCTTGGGGCCGGACGACAGTGCGCGCTCGAGGTTGACGTTGTCGTGATCCTCGTCGGACGCCGAGAGGTGCTTGGGGTCGCGGTTCTGTTCGTGACCGGGGCGCTGTAGCGTAGCCGCCGGAGCGTTTGCCGCATCGTCGTCAGGGGCGGGGCTCATTCGAGATCCTTCAGCCGGAGCTTCATCCCCTGCATTTCCCAGACAACGTCATCGGGCTGGCGACCCTGGCTCTTAAAGTACTGGGCTATCTGGGACTTCTGGCTTTCGCCGGCTTTGCCTGCCTGGGCCTCGCGCGACTGGCGCTGCTGATCCTCAGGCGACTTGGGCTCGGGCTTTTTCGGTTTGTCGTTCTCTGCGTGACGGGGCGGATTGCCACCGGCCGACGAGTGCGTCGGGGGGCTCTTGTCCGAGGAGCCTTGCGGCCCAGGCTTGTTCGTCATGACGGCATCGCCCCAGGAGCGTTACGCCGGGGGACGCTAGCACCCCACCGACCGAGACGCAAACTGTGGGGGCGGTAGGTCGTTCCACGATTTATTGTTTTTAATTTCCAAAATGCATTTCATTGGATCCGTAGCTCGGCGCCTCGACTTCCGGTTGTACCGTAGGGGGGCTTTAGACAGTGTTCACCTGTATAGGCCAAGCATAGTATGCTGTATATGCTTTGCATATACTGCAGACTATACTTGGCCTATACTATGCACAACGCACACAATGAGAGGGCGAGGACCAAGTATAGCGCTGGCGCTATACTGTCCTCGCCCTCTGCTAGTTATACAGTATAACGCGAGCGCTATACTGTTATGTTCGATTGATCGGAAGCGGGCAGCGGTCGGATGGCTGCGCGCCCATTCGGCCGGGATGAGCGAGCATGGCGCGGTTGCAATAGCAGCGCTCTCGCGTACGCGCGGGCGCGCGAACTGGCCAGATCTAAACACACCTGACCTATTCTAGGTGTTGCATATATGCCCTTAGCGACGAGACATATTTGCAACACCTACCTCTCACATTTCACAATACAAAGTTAATAGATACACTGTAACACTGCTACACTTAGGCTAAGGCCTTGACCGCTCACAACTTTTGCGGTAGCAGTCTCCCGCTCGCTCTCCGCTACAGCGGCGCAACACTGTCGCGGCTGTAGCAGTACGTAGCAGCGATCTGTAGCAGCGCTCGCCCCACAACCTCGCGAGCTAGTGCAACCCATAGGACACATGCGGAACGGCGCGATCCCAACACGCGCGGCAGCTGCCGCACTTGCCATCGTTCGACGGCGCCGGACACGCCTTGCCTTGCGCACGCTTCGAATGGTGCACGCCGCTTGTGGTCGGCCATGCTTTCGGGCCCGCATCGTCGACCATCGTGGCCGACACCCGAACCGTCAGGTTCGCGGGCACAACGCCGCCGGCCCGAACGAACTTAGCGATCATGGCCAGCTCTCGCGTTGCCGCCCAGTGCCTAATCTCAGGTGTTAGGCGCGCGACCTCGCAAATCTTGGCCACATGCTCGACACTCTGGAAATCGCCGCTGTCGAACCAACGGTGCCAGCCGCTGTCGATCGGTCCGTTTTTCCCCATGCCGCGCTTGTGTGTGGCGCGGAGCAGCATCACCATGCCGGACACCCAGGCCGGATTGTCGAGGCCGGCCTTGCGCGTCTCATGCGCCTTGGCCACGCTCGGATAAACGTAATTGTCTTTCATGGCGTAGCAGCTCGAGCAGGTGCTGCCCTCGACCTGCCGCAGCTTGCCGCCGACCTTGCAGTCGTGGGCGCTAATGCCCCATGCCGTGCCGGGCATCTTGCTCGGGAAACCGAGCGAACCAACGATGGCCTTCGCAGCTGTCTTATTCACGATCAATCTCCTCTCGGTCGCTGTTTCGACCGTGAAGCTATTATAGCACATATCAATAAATAGTCCATTGGACATAATGTCGCACCCTAAAGCGCATAAAAAGAGAGGCGCCGAAGCGCCTCTAGATCTCAGGGTCGGGCAGGACCGCCCACATCGCTACGAGCGTGACCAGCACCACGAGCGCGTGCGGCAGGTACTCGATCACAACGCCCGCCTCGCGTCCGTCCACGCGTCTTTGGCTGTCTCGAACGGGCCGTGATGCTCGCTCCCCTCCCTGACGGCCCACCAGAAACCTGTGGTGCCGCGAATGACCGTGAACGAGCGGCCATCGTTGGCGTCGGCGCCCTCGTAATACGTGTCAGGGCGCTCAGCTGCGGCCCATGCGGCTTCGAACGCCTTGCGCTCTTGCTGCCCCTTGGCGATCACGCCATGGGCGTGACCCATGGCGTAGGCCTGCCGGTTGCTGTCGAGCGTCGAGCGCATGCCGAAGTGGCAGCCATAGGCGCACGGCTTGCCCGCCTTGGCGTCGGCCACGCCACGCTCGTAAGCCGCGGTGTCGCCGTTGGCGTGGCCTTTCACGGCCACGAGCACCTCGTTGGCGTGCGAGCTGTCCCAGTCCTCGAGCTGCATCTGGTAGTCGATCTGCTCGCAGTGCTCAGCGACCTCGAGCGGTGTGGCTTCGACCGGGTGGTACTGGTACGCGAGCGCCGCGGTGACCGTGTCGGTCAGCCACGGGCGGCCAGGGTAGGCCTCCTGCAGCGAGCGGATGTTGTGGAGCACGAGGACGTCAGCGAAGAGGCGGGCGTCGGTGGTGAGGCCGTGCACGAAGGCGTAGGTGGCGACGGCGTTGATGTCGTTCTGCGAGATGAGACGGACAGACATGACGTTCTCCTATCGGTCAGCTCATCTGACCGTAGAAGCATTATCGCACATAATCAGACATATGTCAAATGGACAGATTGTCGCACCCCCTAATGGCTATAATCCCATCTCCTGGCGCAGCGTGGCCTCGAACGAGGCGACCGCCTCGTCATGCCACACCTTGGCGACCTCCTCGCCGTGCGCGGCCACGAGCTTGGTGCGTAGGTCGTGCAGCTCGGCCTGCATGGCCCACGCTACGCGCTCGCCATCGGCGCGGTCGAAGGATCGCGCGATGTGCACGCCCAGGCCGGCTTGTCGGCCCCACTGGCGCCCTGTCGTGCGCGCGTGGTCGATCGCCGTGATGGTGCGCACGCTGCCTTCGATGTCTTGGATGATGCGGACCAGCTTGGGGTCCAGCGTCGTCGCGCTCGGCGCTACGACCTCAGGAACCAGATCGCGATTCCCGCCAGGATCAGCGCCACCCCGATCAGGGCGACGAACATTCTGGCGGTGTCTGCGCTTTCGTCGTCCCACCGCATCACCTGATCCCTGCCTCCGCGAGCACGCGGCGCACGCGCGCCAACAGGTCCGGTGCGCACCCATCCATCTCGAGGTATGCCTCGACCTCCTCGAGCGTGTCCACTAGGTCGAAAGCGGCGCGGCGCACCTTCTGCTCGGCCTCAACGATGATGAGCTGCTCGTCGTTCGGTTTGCGTATTTCGTATTTGCGTTCAAACGTCATGGTGGATCTCCAACGAAAAAAGGCCCCGCTCGGAAGCGGGGCCCTGTAGGTGGTGAGGGTTTAGGCCTTCAGTTCGGCCATCTTGGCCGCGAGGGCCCACAGCGCTCGATTGAGCGAGGTGTTCTGGTCGATCCCCTGCACGGGGCGCGCCTGCCGGTGCGTGAGGGTGCCTCGCGCGTTGCGGGTGGAGTAGTTGAGCCCGCCGTTGAGCAGGTTCTCCTGCGCCACGTTGAACGTCGACCAGAGGTCGCTACGCGCGTCCTCGGAGCGGCGCGGGTAGACCACCTGCTCAGCCCGCACGGGAACCGTCGAGGAGCCGTTCTCGTCCGGCGCCCAGCGCAGCATGGCCGCGCTCTCACCGAAGGCGAGCTGCTCAGCACGCGAGAGCGTGATCGCCTGCAGCTCCTGCACTTGCGCGGCGATGCGACCGCTCTGGTTCAGCACCTGATAGGTGCCCTCGATGACCTTCGACACGACGTCGCCCTTGTGCGGGACGCGCAGCTCGGTCAGCTCGTCGGCGGTCACGAGCCCGTTCGAGCACACCATGCGGAACATGCCGTGCATCAGCTTGTAGGCGCTGGTGCCGTCGTGCGAGTTCAGCAGGAGCACCTCGGGGACCGACCCACCCACGCGCAGCTCGGTGCCACGGTGACGGAGGCGGATGAGGTGCTTCGTGTGGTTGCGCTTGTCGAGATCGCCCGAACCGCCCACACGCACCTCGTACGGATCGAAGCCTTCCTTGGAGAGGGCCGAGAGCACCTCGTACGTGGGGATGTGAGCGTAGCGCTCGCTCCTCGAGCTGTGCTTCGAGTCCGCGAAGAGGGTGGGGGCGCCCATCCGCAGCGTGTGACCGTCGAGGGCCTCGCCGCGACCGCGGAGGACAACAGCACCGCGGCCAAAGCGAGCGATGCGAGCAGACGTGGAGTGATTGATGTTCATGACCTAGTTCCTTCTCTCGGTGGAGCCAATCTCGACCGTGTAGCTATTATGTCAGATAACCATCACGATGTCAATGGACATATTGCCGCACCCCCTTTGTGCTTGCCTTTGGGTATAACAGTCTGTATCGACCGAGGTCCAGCATAACCATGGGAGTTTTTAATGTCACGACTGCCGCCTGCCCCACCTCCGATGCCTGAGAATCTTCTCGATTACGAAGTGAAGCCCGGCCTCAAGCTACGCGATGCGACGAAGGAAGATCTTGTCGAGGCTATTTGTCGGCTCACGAAACAAGGAAAGAAGTTCAAGGTCTACGCTTTGAAACTGGAGCGGGCCGCCAAACGTTAAACGTTATGTTTATAGTCTCGATCCCAGCGGACGCGGATAAGGCGGCGGTTGCGGTGTTCGAAGGCCTCGCGATGGCGCACGAGCCACATGAAGAGGCGGCGCGCTCGAGGCCTACGAAAAAGGCCCCGCCGAAGCGGGGCCCTTGTGTCTTTCTTACGTCGCCTCATCGACGAGGATCTTGCGGGTTTCCTCGATGGCTTCGTCCAGCTCCCGCTGAATGGCCTTGCGGCGAGGCCGATCGTTGGGATGCGCGTGCATCTCCGCGAGATGTCCGTTCATGACCGTGATCAGCGTCACCAGGGCGTCGAACTGTGCCGGGGTCATGAGCGGTCACCATCCCAGGCGAGGGCGCCTTGCGTGTGCTCCTCGATGTCCTCGAGGATGGCGTCGATCGCCTCCTGCTCGGTGCGTCCGAAGCCCACCGGCTGATAGCCGGCATCAGGCGCACCGTCGTAGGTGTCGAGGGTCGCCTGCCAATCGAACGAGCGATCGGGGATCGGCTTGAGATCGAACTCCGTCTCGATCGTGTAGCCGAAGATCTGGTGGATACTCACGAGTTGATCCTCTTCTGTGCGGCCAGAACCTGCTCTCCGAGCTTGTTGCCTGCGCGGTGGTAGACAGCTCGCCCCTTGGGGGAGAGCGCAGCATCGCGGGTGGTGGCGTCCACCCAGGTGAGGACACCGAGGATGGTGGTCCATTCCTCGCCCGTGAGCGTGACGGTGACGTCGGCCTTGGGGAATCGCGTGCTCATCGGTCGAGCCACACGAGGCCGACAGTGACGCTCCACTTGCACCGCACGGGGTCGTCGCTCTCGACGACGCGGGTGTCTTCGACGGCGGTCCAGCGCATCATGAGGTCGAAGACGTAGCCTTCGGCCTCCTCCTGCGTGGCGAAGCGGGTGGCGTTGCCAGACCAGCCGCTGCCGGGGGTTTTGACTTCAGGCTTGTAGCTCATGACATGTCCTTCGCGTAGCGGATGCGGCCATCCTCGTTGACGTAGAGCGGGGTGGAGTGCACGCCGCCGTTGCGGACCCAGTTGTGGGCCTCCTGGCCGGTGATGGGCAGGAACGTGCGCTGCGGGTTGAGGCGCTGAGCCTGACGCATTTGCTTGGGCGTCATCTCTTTGACAGTGGCGCTGCCGCCGGGGAAATAGACCTTGACGTACATGACAGTTCTCCTTCAGTCGGGATCTCGACTGTGCAAGGAGTATATCATTAATGCATATAACTGTCAATCAACTGTAACGTGCGGGCTATTCTCACTTGACATATAGCGCCAAGCCCCTCAGATAAACCATCCGAATAGGAGTGAACAAGTGGACCTTTCAGCAGAAGCCCAGAAGCTCAACGCGCGTCTCGAAAAAGAGGGCGATCTCTGGGTCGCAGTCTTGAACATGGGCCCCGGCGAAGATGAGCTGGAGTTTCCAGCCCCATCCGAGCAGGAAGCGCTCGACGAGGTGCGCGCTTATCAGGCCGTCAATCAGGCCCCGATGTACAAGTTCGGGTTTGATCCCGACAGCGAATTGTACAGCATCTCGGTTGGCGACTCGAAGCACGAGCACAAGCTCCTCGCCCAAGCCTTCCGTGAAGCACAGAAGGCCTATGCCGCGACGGTTGGCGCCGATGCGCCCAAGCCCGAGGAGCCGGCCAAGACGCGCACGCGCCGCAAGCAGGCCCCGCAACAGCCGGGCGTGCCTGCCGACGCGCCCCTGCCCCCAGGGACGGTCGTAGCGGGCCCCAAGCCCGGCACGCCGACGTCAGGGATCGGTAACGGACCTGGGCAGCTCCCGCCGGCAGCACTCGGCGGCAACGCCGACGCGCAGCTGTGGGACTCGGTCGCGGTGCTTCTCGAGAAGCTCGCGCAACTCATCAGACAGGAGAAGACCCGTGGCTAGGCCGTTCAAGCCGGCGGGAACGAAGCTCGCGATTACCGCGCTTCGGATCCCGCCGAAGACCAAAGTGAAGCTCGAGGCGCTCTCGCACCAGAGCGGCCTCGCGCAGCAGGAGCACATCCGTCGCGCGCTCGACGCCTACTTCTACGATCTGCAGCAGAAGGGCGAGTTCAACGCGGATTCGGTGCGGCCCAAGGATGCGCCGCGTCGTGGCCGGCCTCCGGTGAAGGAGCCGGAGCAGCCCGCGCGCCGCGTGTTCAGGCGTCCTGGCATGAGTGCTGCGGCATGAGCGGCGGCACAGACCTCGAGCGGGAGATCGGCAACATCGTCCGACCGACCGTTCCTTTCCGCGTGCCGCCGAGCCTGAAGGGGGCTGAACCGGCACCGGAGGCGCCCCTGTTCAGCAGCATCGCGGACGCCTCACAGGCGCTCACAGAGCTGCAGGAGCGCTTCGATCGCCTCGCAGGGCATCTGCTCGGGGAGCATGCGAATTGGACGCCTATGGAGCTGCCTGACGAGAACGATGGCCGCCTGATCATCGCAGGCAAGGCCGCTCGCAACATGCGTTCGAGGATCGACCACATGGGCCGTATCCTCGACCTGTTGGAGACGCGCCTCGGATGACGGTCCTCTCGCACAAGGAGATCGTCTGCCCGACGTGCTACCTCGCCCACAAGCTCATCGTCTCGACGGAGCCACGAGTACCGGCTCCGTCGATGATGTGGCTGTGCACCGAGTGCAACGAGCTGTCGGTCTTCGACGACAACCTCGATCTGCGCATGGCGACGGACGAGGAGCGGGCCCGCGCGATCCGACCGAGCGAGCTGCACCGATGAGAGGTGGGGCCGCGGCCACTAGGGTAGGGAGGGTATCTGTGAACCTCTGCCCCTTTGACCTGACAAGCCCAGGTAGGCGCTAGTTGCCCAACAGTGACGGGTGTGGCGGTTCGATCCCGTCACGCGCCGCGGTCCCACCACTCATCATGAGGCCTCTATGAAGCACCCCGACTGCCAGATGCCGGACGGCGGCGACCCGTGCGCGGGCTTTGCTGAGCTGAGCGAGGCCTATGTGAAACTGGGCAAGGAGAACGCCCAGCTGCACGCCATGCTCCACCTGTTCCATGGCTACCTCCAGGGTCAGCGTGATCTGGACGAGCAGAAGATCGAGCGCAACATGCAGATGATGCGCGTGCTCATGTCGCTCGGCCTCGATACGCCTCGCAATTGATGTCCAAGATCGTCGAGGTGAGTAACCTCGGGCGGCAGGTGCTGCGCGAGATCGAGCTGTTGCGCTTTGAAGTGCGCACGCTCAAGATCGAGAACGCGCGCTTGAGGGAGAGGCTGAAACGCGAAAAGGGCCGCCCCCAGGAAGAGGACGACCCTTTACCACAACGTGACTCAAACGAGGGGCCAAACCCGCCGGGTTGGGGGACCGTCCCAGCTAAAGTACCTCGTTGGCACTTGACCTAGATATGCGCATCCAGGGCGGGTGTCAACTAGATGTATGGATTGACTTGAGTTAACCCCCGACGCACTCTGAGATTTCCCCGCGGGCGCCACAACCGCTCGCGGAAAGTGAGGCCAAACCCAGCCGCGTTTAACGCGGCTTGCGGGAGCTGTTTAATGAAGGTGAATCCCACATCCGGCATATTCGTTCAGCGCAAGCTGATGGCTGGGCTCATCAAGCCCTGGGCACTGGCCCCGGCCTACTATGCCGAAGGCAAAGTCCTCATAGATAAGATCTCCGCGGCGACGGTGGTCACCGACCCGGTCGCCTGGGCCACGGAAGGCTCCGACCAGTCCCGCTACAATCTGATCGGCACGCTCAAGCCCCACGTCGTCGACCTCGATCTCGACGTCCGGCTCCTCGACGATCCAGGGCTGAAACCGCTGGGGTGGACCCTCGAGCAAAAGGCCCTGGCCGACGACCTCTGCTTCCGGCCTTTCCGCGAGGAGCTGCGGCTCATCACCGGGGACATGCGCAACCACTGGGGCCGCCACTCGCTCGGCGGCACAGCGCACTGGCTCGTGCACATCAAGCCCGACGACAACATCTCTCTCGACGAGCAGCGGGGCCGGCTCAGCAACTTAGCGTTCGAGTGCGTGTGCGGGCCGTTCAAGGTGAAGCTCGAGATACGTTTTCCGGCCAAGCAGGGCTCGTTCAAGTCCGTCTTCATGCCCGGCAACATCTACCCTGACGGCGACTACGTCCGCTTCTTCAATCCGCCGGCCGAGAAGATCGATCCACACCTGCAGCCGCTCGCTCTCCCCGATCTGGCGAAGGCCGTCTGGTGCGCCAGCCTGCGCATCGCCGTGGCGCCGATCTTCGTCGAGGGCATGCGCAACGATTCGGCGCTGCGGATCTCGAGCGCGCTGCGCCATGAGGTCGAGACGACCGAAACCGAGGGCAAGGGTGGGCTCACCCGCGACGACGCCCGGCGGATCTATAGCGAGATCATCCGCGACGACAACGAGCCGAAGGTCCGCTGGAAGGTGTTCGAGGACGACTTCGGGCGCGAGTCGATGGGAGGCTACGGGCAGCTCGCCCAGGCGATCGGAGAGAGGCCGGTCGAGTGCCTGCGCAGCATGCTCCACGGCTACGACCGCGGCCCGCTCGACGCCATGCAGGACGAGGTCATCTTCCTCCACAACGCGGCCGCCAGCTGTGTTGATCTGAGCCGGGCGTCAGGCAGCACCGAGCTGGTCCTCTACGACTACGCAGCCATGGCCAAGCGGCGCAAGGAGACGGTCCAGTTCGGCAAGAAGCGGCTGCCGGTGTTCACCATCCTGCAGAACCGCATGACCCGCCGGCAGGCCGACGACGCCGTGTCGATCCCTGGCTACACACAGGGCGGCTTCCTCTACCAACGACCGAACGGAACCCTGGCGACCGAGCCTGTGCCAGGGGAGACGAACCACGTCCTCGTCAACACCGCTCCTGGCTGGGCGACCCCGCTCGTGAACGACCGTGTGGAGGGCTACGAGAGCTACGTCGCCTACCTCGACTGGATGCTGAGCTGGTTCACCAACAATCCGTTCCACATCGCCAAGATCAAGCAGCTGATCGCCTACAGGATCCAGAACCCGCTCAAGAAGCCGCAGTTCGCGCTGGCGCTGGCGGGCGGCCAGGGCATCGGTAAGTCGACCTTCTTCGTCGAGTTCCTGCGGGCGCTGCTCGGCCCTGGCGTGAGGACCGATAACATCAAGGACGTGTTCGAGGGCAACCACGCCCTATCCTCGCTGATCGGAGCTGCACTGCTGGTCATCGAAGAGGCCGACGCCATCCCTGACTTCATGCTGGCGAAGAAGCTCCATCGTGAAGGCTACATGCACCTCAATCCCAAGTACGGGACCAAGGGCATGTACTGGGTGCTCGGCACGCCGATCTACCTGACCAACAAGCCCGAGCCGAAGCTCAACGAGCCGGGCGAGATCGATCGCACGCTCTACATCATCCGCACACCGACGCAGTACAGCCTGGGGCTCACGAGCGAGGAATGGCTCGCTTATCAGCGCCAGCGCACGGCCGAGACGGACATGGTGCGGGCGCAGCTGTGGGCCGGCTCACCCTTCCTCCTGGCCATGCGGCAGTATTTTGAGGACTACCCGGTCACCTATCAGGAGCTGACCAACACGAGCGAAAGCGATGGTCGCAAGGAGGACTATCGCACAGGGGATCTCTCAGCCGAGCAGCGGGTGATGCAGATCATGCTGTCGCGGGGCTACATCCACTCCGAGCACCCCAGCTGGACCTTCGACTCGCCTTTCCCCAAGGAGGGTGAGCGGTCATTCAATGCTGGGTTTAATGAGCTGTATCAGAAGATCCGACCGCGGACACCCGAGCTGCCGAATGAGCTGATCGCGAAGCGGCTCAAGGAGATGTTCGGGAGCGAGATGGGTACCTTGCAGTCGCGGCCCCTACGAGACGCGGGCGGTCGTCGGGTCTATTGGTTCCCGCAGAAGCTCGGCACCCTCAGGGAGCGATTCGCTTCCATCCAGGGTGTACCGATCCCTGGCGATACCGAGGCCGAGACAGGCCCGAACGAGCCCAGCATTGAGCTGTGCAAGACGGCCTGGATCGAGTGGCGGCCGAAGAACTGGCAGGCGAATACCCCCGTTGACAGCGGTAACAAGCCGGACTACTGATTAATCACGCATCTAACCGGATGCGAGATGAAAGGTAGTCCCATGCGTGTTCGCAAGAAGTCCGTCGAGCAACAGGCCATCGATCTGCACAAGGCGCTCATCACGATCCGTGAGGCACGCCTCCAACTGGAAGCAACGAATGACCCGAGTGCCCCTCTCCCCGATCAGCTCGCTCATTGGTATGCCGTTCGGCAATATCATGAGCTGGTCAAAGCGATAAGCAACGAGGCAGAGGCACTCAGCAAGCACATGAGCTACGAACAGCTCCCCAAGGCTTTCCGCGCCTCCAGGGTCAACGCCCGCAACATCACGCTCGAGGGCATGGGGCGATTCTCTCTGTCCTCGCGCACCACTGCGAAGGTGCTCGACTGGGCCCGCGCGGGCAAGTTCCTCGAGAAGCACAAGAAGGGCGATGCGCTGCGCTGGATGGCGCCGGCCGCCACCATGAACTCACTCACCGCCGAGCTGATCGCTGAAGGCCATGAGCCCCAGCCCGAGAAGGACGGCATCCAAGCTAACACTTATGCATATACCTCGTTCACAAAGGATTGATGATGGCTCAACCAGCTTGGACCTTCCTCGTGAAGGTGACCCCGCGCGCTGGGAGCGAGATTCTCAGCAAGCGGTATGTGCAGGACTACGTCCGCGAAGCCATCGAGCAGTGGAGCGGCCAGGACGATCCTGAAGGTCCGACTTTCTATTTCTGCAGCCCCCATCACGACGGCAAAGTCACCGTGCGTCCGATTAAGGAGAAAACCAATGCGCGTTAGAACCAAGAACAAAGAGGTCGCCGTGCGACCTACCCCGTCCGTGCCAGCCGTGCCCGGCACGCCGTTCCGGCGCTTCGGCAACATCGGCATTCAGGACATGGAGATCCCCGCTCTCAAGCTGCTCCAGGGCCTGTCGCCGGAGGTCAAGGCGAACCACCAGCTCCGCGCTGGGCGCTTCTATCACACCATCCTCGAGGAGGATCTGGACGAGGAGCTGAAGGTCATCGTCCTCCTCGTTCATCACTCGGTCGTGCTGCGTTCGCCTAAGAACGTGCGCGGCGTCGACAGTCAGGTGTTGGCGCGCTCGGCGGACGGCGTCCACTGGGACAAACCGAACCAGCGCTTTGAGGTCCAGCTCCAGCACGGGGGCAAGGTGGAGTGGTTCACGGGCCGCGACGTGCTGTCCTCGCGGCTCCTCGACTGGGGCTCCTCGGATCCGCAGAACAAGAACTCCACGCCGGCGGCACAGCATGTCTACACCGTGATCATGCGGCTCCTCGAGCCTCAGATCGAGGGCCCGGTGATCTACACGGGCTCGGTCACTGCAAACAAAAAGATCATGCAACTCAACAGCAAGATCGAGTTGCGGGCGGCTCAGGGCATTAACCCCCTGGCCCAGGTCTACCGCATGTGGCCGGAGGAGCGGCAGGGCGGCCAGGGCATCAGCTGGTTCGTGCCCAACTTCACCGCGGACGGTCAGCTGCCCGATGGCGACCCCCGCATCGAGGAGTTCACGGCGCAGGCCGAGAGGCTCGACGCGCTCTACCCTTCGATCAAGGTCGTCGGCGGGGGCGATCTCGACGACTCAATCCCGCACGCCGGGGCGAGCAATGCAGCTTTCTGACCGGCAGGAGTTGGCAATTGCCTTGGTGGCTACGGCCCCAAGGCTAGCCTTCGACATCGAGACGACGGGGCTCGAGAACGACGCCAAGGTCGTCGGCTACGCCTTCGGCACTCCCGAGAAGGCCGTCTACGTCCCGATGCGGCATGCCTCAGGGAACGTGAACTGCCCGGAGCGCTTCGAGAAACGCTTGGCTTTGGCGTTTCTGGAGCGCGCTCGGCGGGGGCATCTCACCATCGGGTTCAACATCGGCTTCGACCTGTTTCACGCGGGCCGCTACGGCGTCTGGCCAGGGGCGCCAATCGTCGATGTACAGATCCAAGAAGTGCTGATCTACGAGTACCACCGCGCTTACGACCTTCAGAGCTGTCTTGAGCGGTACGGCTTCCCTGGAAAGGACGACGAGCGCCTGATCCATGAGCTTGCGGCTCGTTTTGGCGGGCCCAAGACGCGCCGCGTCCAGATGAAGAACTTCTGGCGCCTGCCAGGAGATGGGCGGCTCGCCTGGGACTACGCGTGCTCGGATGTGACTGGCACCTACGCTGTGTGGGCCGTGCAGCAGGAGGAGCTGACCCGGCCGGATGCGCAAGGGCACACCCTCGAACGTGTCCAGCGGTTGGAAAACGACCTCATTCCATATCTGGCCCGGATGCGCGTAAAGGGCATCCGGGTCGACCAGACCTATGCCGAGCAGGCGATCGCCACGCTCGACGACCGTATCGAGAAGGCGCTGCAGAACTTCCCGCAGGGCTTCAGCCCTACCCGCGTTGATGAATTGCACGCGTGGATGACGGCCCAAGGCGCTGGTTCCCCCTACCGAACGTCTACCGGAAAACCGTCATACACCAGCAAGACGCTCGAGGGCAGCCAAGCAGGCCTGCGCGTGACGCAGCTGCGCCAGCTGCTCAAGACCAAGAGCACCTTCCTCGAGCCCCTCGTCGGCAACGAGCGCATCTATCCTGAGCTGAAGCAGATGAGCGACGGCGAGTATGGCGTGAAGTTCGGTCGGTTCTCGTGCTCGGGCCCGAACCTGCAGGCGTTTCCGAAACGCAACAAGGAGATCGGCAAGATCGTGCGCCCGATCATCGTGCCCGACCCCGGCATGCTCATCTACGAAGCCGATTTCAGCCAACAGGAACCCCGCCTCTACGCTCATTTTGCCCAGTGCGAGCGGCTGCTCAAGGGCTACAATTCGACCCCGGTGATCGACGTGCACACGCTCGCGTCGCAGATCATGGGCATCGACCGTGACCGGGCGAAGACGCTCGGGCTCTCGATCTTCAACGGCATGACGCCGAAGACGCTCGCGGGCCGGCTGAACGTCGACGAGCCCGAGGCTCGGCGCCTCTACAACGACTTCTTTCGCACCTTCCCCGAGATCGGCTTGTTCAAGGCCGACGCGGCCTCAGTGGCCGAGAAGCGCGGCTACGTCCGCACCATCCTCGGACGGCGACAGCACTTCCCTGCCAACCTCTCGACCCACGTTGCCGTCTCGCGGGTCATCCAGGGCTCCGCAGGCGACCATATGAAGGTGCGCCTCCTCGATGCCTGCCGCTGGGTCGAAGCCTGCGGCGAGGGCTGTGTCGACCTCCTGATGACCATTCACGACGCGGTGATTTGGCAGAGCGAGGGCGGCGCCGGCGTCAGCGAGCTGCGCGCCATCCTCGAGAATCCTGGCGACCCCCTCAACCTCTCCACGCCGATGCCCGTGGAGATCTCCTGTGGCCGCAACTGGGCCGAGGCATCGTGGCCCGTACAGCACCTTGCGGAGGCAGCGTGATGGACGTCACCCGGAACTATCACCGAGGCAACCAGTACAGCGAGGCGGCGAACGCCAAGCTCGAGAAGACCCGCAAGAAGGAGAGCGACCGGATGCGCATCCGCGCGCTGATGATCCGTGTGGGTCCGAAGCGCGGCGTCACCTGCCAGGAGGCCGAGGAGCTGCTCATGATGCCGCACGAGACGTGCTCGGCCCGCTTCTCGGACATGAAGGAGGACGACGAGCTGGAGCAGGTGGGTGCCCGCGAAACCCGCGCCGGCAACAAGGCCGGCGCCTGGACCCTCAAGCGCTTGTTGAAGCCCGATGCGTGAGGATCTCGACGACATACCCGGCATGGTGGCGCGCGGGCCGGACGGCGGTGCCTGGAGCCTCCTGCATCCCCTGACCGGCGTGAAGCTCCTCGCTGTCGTGTCCTTCGGCTTCGGCTGGGATCACGTCTCGGTGTCAGCTAAGAACCGCACGCCGACGTGGGCTGAGCTGGAGTACGTCCGCAAGCTCTTCTTCAAGCCGCACGAGACGGTGATGCAGCTCCATGTGCCGGAGAGCGACCACGTCAACTGCCACCCGTTCTGCCTGCACCTGTGGCGGCCGCAGAACGAGAAGATCCCGCGCCCGCCGGAGTGGATGGTTGGGCCGAAGAAGCGGCACGTCCTGAATCCGGAGGACGCGCGATGAAGTCGACCCGCTTCGTACCGACGCCGTGCCCGTACTGCCTCTACAACATGGACAGCATCTCGGGCGCCGGTCACGACAGCGACCCCAACCCAGGCGACGTCTCGCTGTGCATCAGCTGCGGCGAGTGGCTGGTGGTTGCGCCAGGGCTCACCTTTCGCAAGCCGACAGACGACGAACTTGTCGAGTTCGCCGGTAGTGAAGCATGTCGACGGGCTCGTGCGGCTTGGGTTTACATTCGTCAACGGGACGACCCTGCTCGTCGTACTCCCGAGCGCGACCTACGCACTCGATCATCACCTCCAGGCAAGTGAGGTGAAAGATGCCCCACCACAAAATCATGTCGTACATCGCGCAGCTCCCCCTGCTGCCTCCGCGCGCGATGACGACGTCGCTTTGTGTCCTCGGTGTGTTCGCGGAGTAAAGTATTCGTGGCCTTGTTCCTGACCATCATCCTCGACGAGCGCGAGGTCGACGACCGCGGCAACGTCAAGATCACCGCCGGGCCGTTTCGCGCTGACTGGGGGCTCATGTCGACCCACGTTCTCGTCGGGGTGGAGGACGAGCTGCAGATCGCCGCCACCCGTTTGGTCGAGGAGATCACGAGGCGGTGGCGCGCTGACCGCGACCGCAAGGAGACGCGCAAGAAGCTGCGCGTGATCCCGACACGCACCTGCCCCGGCTGCGGTGTCGCGGAAGGCCTGCTGCACAAGGAGGGCTGCACCTATGCCCGCTGACGAGCACCTCAGCGAAGATGCATGGGTCGCCCGCGAATACGTCAAAGGGCGCTACCAGCACGAGATCGGCACCGATATCGGCACCACCTCAGCCGTGGTCTGTAACCGCATCGAGCGGTTCTGCCGGGCGCTCGGATACCCTGTGCGACACGAGATTTACGGTCCTGGCCGTGTAGCTGTCACCCGCGAGGCTTTGGCCAAATACCAAGGCGAGTTCACCCCACCCACGCAGTTCGTTCTGAAGTACCGGCAGACGTATGCCGAGGCTCGGAAGGAGCACGCATGGCTGCTGCGGGCCGAGGGGCTGACCCTACAACAGATTGGAGATCGGATCGGCTGTAGCCGCGAGCGCGTCCGTCAGATCCTCTTCCACTTCGGCCGCAGGGTTCAACGAGCGATCCGCAAGACGCGCTTCAAGGTGGTGACCGATGCTTGAATCGGACCTCAAGCGAGAGATGGTGCGCACGCTCCTCAAGGAGGGCTCGTTCGCCCGCCGCATCGAGGACAAGTGGGCCATCGGCACGCTCGACCTCCTCATCGTCACCAAGCATCTGACGCTCTACGCCGACGTCAAGATGATGAAGGACATCGTCACCCTACCGGCAACGAAGAAGCAGTGCGACCAGATCTGCCTGCTCAACAATGTCGGCAACCCGCGCGCTCGAGCGTGCATCATCGGCTACCGCGACGGCCGTATGGGCCTCGGCCTGCCGGGGGAGAGGTGGGACGCTCACCAAGCCTTCCCCTGGCCTTGGCGCTCGGTGACCGGACAGGTCAGCTTCGCCCACGCGCTCGAGTTCGCGGTGCATCAAGTGTTCGCAAAACAGGAGGTCGATGATGGTTGAAACCGTGAGCTATCGGCGGGGCCCAGAGCCTCTTCGTCGCACTGACGAGCCGGCGCAGCGCCGCCGAGCCTTCGTCAAGAAGGTCACTCCCGAGCTATGGCCGGGCCGCAACGATGTGATCCCGGTCGCACTCGAGTGTCAGGTGGCGTACTTCCCAACGTGGGCGTCGGAAGCGGTCCTCAATGTGATGGATGATACCCTACAGAGCATTCTGTGGGGGCAGGCCTACGAAGTCTTCACCGGCCGCGGCGTGCTCGACCACCCTTGGATGTTCGGTCCCGAGGAGCCGTGGGCGCTGGTCACCGAGCCCTATCACGAGGGCAAGGATCAAGACGCGATCAAGAAGGACATCGAGGCCCTGGGGCTGAAGCTGCGGATCTTCCCGCCCGACGAGTCTCCCTACGCCCCCGGCTTCTCGCACACCTTCGTGGCCTACCTCGATGTCTCCCAGGGCACTTCTGCTGGCCTGGGTTTCATGGCTGCGGGTCTGCGGAAGCTGCTCAAACGGGTCGAGCAGGCGTGACCAAGCTCGCCCCCGTGCAGCTCGAGGCGATCGTCCGCGCGGATGGTCGCCGGGGCTTTGGCTTCTTTCTCGATATGGGCCTCGGCAAGACGCTGACCGCGCTGACCGAGTTCAACATCATGCGCCGTTTCGGCGCCGTGTCGCGGCTCGTCGTGATCTGTCCGAACAGCTTCAAGGGCGGTTGGAAGACGGAGATCGCCAAGCACGGCTTTCCGTTCTCGGTCTTCCTCTACGAGTCCAACCGCTCGCACGCCGGACTCGAGGATCAAGACGTCTTGGTTATCAACTACGAGGCCACGCGCACAGACAAAGGCCGCGCCGCGATCGTACGCTTCACGCACGGCCACGAGAGCTACCTCGTGCTGGACGAGAGCATCAAGCTTAAGGGCCGGACGTCGAAGCAGACGCAGGCCATCGTCGGCAAGGACCACAAACGGTACCCGAAGCCCGGCCTCGTGACCCTGTTCAAGTTCGTCCGGCTGCTCTCGGGCAAGCCGATGACGCAAGGGCCGCACGACCTGTGGGCTCAGCTCAAGGCGATCGATGCCACGAACGGAGTCTCGTACTTCGGCTGGATGGCGCGCTACTGCCAGCTCGGCGGGTGGGAGAACCGGCAGGTGGTGGGCATCCTCAACGAGGATCTGCTCCAGAAGCACCTCGAGCCGGTGTCGTTCACGGCGACCAAGAAGCACTGGCTGAAGGGGTTGCCCGAGAAGCTCTACACGACGCGCCGCTACCAGCTCGGCCCGGTGCTGCAGAAGCACTATGACGAGATGGAGGAGGACTTCCTCACCTACATCAATGGCGAGCGTTTCACCGTCGATGTGGCCATCGCCAAGTACGAGAAGATCTCGCAGATCCAGTGCGGGTTTCTCATCAATGATGACGCCGTCATCACCGAGATCGTCCCGCCCGACCGCAACCCCCGCATGGGCCTGCTGCAGGAGATCCTCGACGAGGAGGTGACCGGCAAGGCGATCATCGTCTACCGGCACCGGCACGTCGGCGCGCTCCTCGTGAAGTACCTGACCGGCTACCACGAGGACGGCTTCGCCTGGATCCGCGGCGGCATGGGCTCGGAGGCGATCGACGCCGAGAAGGAGCACTTCAACAACGGTCGCGCCAAGCTGATGCTGATGCAGGCCGAGGCGGGCAAGTACGGCCACACGCTCCTCGGCACGCCGGACGACCCGTGCTCGACCATGATCTTTTTCGAGAACTCGTATTCGCTCGACACCCGCTCGCAGCTCGAGGACCGTATCCACCGCCGCGGCGCGGTGAGCGAGAGCTGCCTCTACGTCGACCTCTCGGGCTCGGACTACGACGCCGGCGTCACCGCCGCGCTCCAACGCAAGGAGCGCATGTTCCTCAAAGCATTTCCGGAGGCCGCATGACTCACACCCTGGGCGATGCACCCATCGAACCTGATTACATCGCCAAGATGCACGCTCTCGCCATGACTCTCGACGAGATCTTCAACGGTGACGCTGAAGGCCCCGCCCGCGAGACGGGCTTCGTGCTGATGGTGTTCCCATTCGGGGATCGCGCAGGGCGCTGCAACTACATCAGCAACGGCGCCGACCGCGGCGACATCGTCGTACTGATGAAGGAGATGATCGCCCGGTTCGAGGGCCAGCCGGAGGTGGAGGGCAAGGCATGAGAATGACACCCGCTGCTGAGGACGATGGCGTCTTCGCTATCAACGAGATCCCGGTCCTCGAGAACGATGAGATCGCGGGCTACACGTCGATGCTCATGACCCCCTACCTCTGTCCGAACTGCGCCAACACGCACTTCGACATTCAGCTCATCAACGCGCACGACCGGGATGGTCCGATCTTCGCCCTGCGCCTGCATCCTCGCATGGCCGAGAGGCTCGGGGCGCTGCTGTGCAACCCGCCCGCCATGTCGATCGAAGAACTGAAGAGAGCTAGAGGGCCTTATGGGTAAGCGTAGCAATTTCGAGCGGATTGAGCGCGACTACTACCCGACGCCCTACGAGGCGGTGCTCCCGCTCATCCCACACCTCAAGCGCCACGGCATTGAAACGTTTGCGGAGCCCTGTGCGGGTGACGGTGCTCTCGCGCGGCACCTTCAGCTGCACGGTCTGCAGTGCGCGTCGGCTAGCGACATCGCACACGGCGAGGACGCGCTCGAGCAACGTGAGTTTGAGGGGGAGGCCATCATCACGAACCCCCCTTACGAGCGGAAGCTGATGCACGCGCTCATCGAGCATTTCCGCAAGCAGAAGCCGACATGGCTTCTCCTCGAGTGGGACTGGGCAGCTACAAAGCAGGCGGTGCCGCACCTCGAGTTCTGCTCGCACATCGTCGTTGTGGGGCGGCTCAAGATCATCCCCGACTCGCCGCACTACGGGAAGGAGAACTTTGCTTGGTACCGCTTCCAGAGCTATCCCGGTCAGCCGCGTTTGCATCCTCGCCTCACCACCGAAAGTGCCGGTCTTCCCACCAGTTCTCGATCACCTGCTCGCCATTTGCGTTCGCGCGATCCCGCACCCGCTTAGGGGCCTGATCGAAGACCTCCATGCGGTTGATGCAGCCCGCCTGGATGACGGCGTTCTCCTGCTCCTCGCGGACCTCGTTCCAGCCAGGAGGGGGCCGCAGCCGGCGAGGGCGGCGCAGCAGCTGGCGCTCGACCCAGCGGGGGTCGAGGCACTTACGATAGCTGCGGAGGCTGCGCCCTTGCATGTTATCACCAATAATGATAAGTGCTGCTCACGGTCACGATCTGACCGAGGAGATACCACATGTTAGCGGCGCTATTAACCACCTTTCGCAACTACTACCCCGAGCGCACGCTCGAGGAAAAGCGGGCCGGCTACATAGGTCTGCTCTGGGTCGTCGGCTACTTCGTGCTCTACGCACTCCTCGCATGGCTGGCGTGACTATCGGAACTGCTCACCAAGCAGACCGGTTGTCAGCAGATAGGCCGGCAGCTCGCCGTGCTGTTGGACCGGCATGCGATGGCCGATCCTGCGCAGGTACTGCTCGAGGGGATCGTCGAAGCTGCGCTTCGCAGCCTCCCCGATGGCGTGATCGTCCACGAAGCCTTTTACGGCCTTGCCGGCCTCGATCATCATACGCTTAGGGCTGAAGCCGGCGAGTGGCCCGGCCTCAGGCAGCCCTTCCGGCATCTTCAGCGCGTTCTGCCGGCCGAGAGCCGGCTTGAGCGCGTCGAGCCCCGCCACGGTCGCCTGTCGCTCGCCGGCCTGCGTAGTCGCCCTGGTCGCCGCGGCAGCCGCATCGTCGGCCGCCCCATAGACCGGGAACTGCTGCTTCAAAGCCTTCTGCGCCGTCGCCAGGATGGCAGGGTCGTTCTTTGCCTGCTCGAGGATGTCGGCCAGGGTGCCGGTACTGCGGGCCGGTACCTGGGCCGTTGCTGCTCGGCCGACTGACGGACCCTGGAAGCCCTGCCTCCTGAGCTGCTCCTGAAACAGCTGCCGCTCTTCCGCCAGCACCCGGTCCCGCAGGGCCCTCGTCGCCGGGTCGCCGGTGACCGTCCGGTGCGCGCCGGAGGTGAGTGTCTGGTCGCGCGGGATCTTGAAGGCATCGCGGGCCGCGGCCGCCTCGTCGGCGGCCTTGGCCGCTTTGGTTGCGGCGCTCGCCGCGTCGTCGGACGCCTGCCCGGCCCCGGTGCGGACGCCTGCGCGAGCCCCCTCGAGGAACTCCTCACGCGGCAGCTTCCCGCTGCTGTAGCGCACGCTCGCGCGGTTGGCGCGACCGGCGACAGCGGCCGCTGTATCGGCGGCCTCGCGGGCGATCGCCGGATCCTTGATGGCTCGCAGGGCCTCGTGCGCGGCGAGGCCTGTCGGGCCCGAATAGCCGAGCTTGGCGGCGTCATCGGCAGCACTGACAGCTCCCTGGATGACGCGCTCGGGCAGGGGCTTGGGCGAGAGGTTGGCGACCATGCCGGCGCCCCTGCCCCACAGGTTGCCAACGGCCCCGGCCGCGCCGCCACCGACTGCGCCCATCGCGCCTTCCTTGGCGACGTTGAAGATTGACTCCTGGGGCTTCCACTCCTTCGCCGCGCTCTCCTCGGAGCCGAGACGATCGAGCTGGCGAGCACCCTCGTTGACGACCCCGACGCCGGTACCGAGAGCGCCACCGGACAGAAGCCCGCCCACAATGCCGGGAGCCTTGGAGAGCATCCCCGCCCCCTGCATGATGCGACCAACCGGGAGGGCCTGGGCGACGGCGCCGCCGATCTGGCCGCCCTTGGCCGCCCAGGGGCTGTCCTCGGCGTCCTTCTTGTAGCCCGCGCGGATCTCGTCGACGCCGCCGGGGACTGCCTCACCCTTGATGTGGCGTCGGGCGAGGAGGTCGAGATAGTCGGAGCCGCCGGCCGAGGCGGTCGACAGGAAGTTCTGGAAACCAGTGCTCCACGGGCTGCGCTCGGGCGCGCGCTCCGCGTTGGCCGCAGCGCCATCACTCCCACTGCTCATCTGGGCGAGGAGTTCTTCCTCCGTAAGCTTCTTTACCCCGCCGCTCATTTCGCAGCTCCTCGCAGCTCGGTGACGTAGTGCTTGAACATACCTCGGCCATACTCACGATCGAACCGATCGCGAATTGCTTTGCTTTCGGTCAGGTCGTTAGCGATTGCCTGCTTCACCTCATCGATACCGGAGAGCTTGCCCCTCTCCTTGGGCTTCTCCTTCACCTTGTCGTCGGTGATCTTCGTCGGCTTGGGCTGCTCGACCGGCGTGAACGTCCTCAGGTTGGTCTTGATGTCGGGGTGGATGTTGGGGTCGTTTTGGTCGCGCTCGTGCCGCTCGCGGTAGGCATCGATGTCGAAGCGGTGCAGCTTCTCCTCGATGTGCTGCAGTCTCGCGATTGCCTGTGGGCTCGTCTCCATCGAGCCGTTCATGGAGTGCAGGAACTCCATGTCGGCATTCGAGAGCGCACCCTTCATGGTGCCCTCGCGCGCCAGGATGTTGCGGCCGAGCGTGCCGAAGAAGGCCTCGGTGTTGATGTCCTTTTCGCTGATGTCGAGGCCGAGCGTCCTGGCGATGGTCTTGCGCACTTCAAGCAGGGGCTTTGCGAGCTTGCCGCCAGATCCGAGGTTCTTGCTGTACATGTCTCCGATGATCATGCCCTGGCCTTCGATGGCCTGCTTGGCCGCCTCGGCCTTGGGCTTGAGCTTCTCCTGATAGTCCTTGCGGAACTCCTTCGCTGTGTCGACGTGGAGCTGCTCCGCGACGCTGGGCCCGGTCTTGGCTTTGGTGTTCGCGTAGTCCGCGATGGTCGGGAACCGGGCCTTGAACGCCGCCTCTGCCGCCGGCCCTTGCGCCTGGGCCGCGGAGAGATCGCGGTCGTAGTCCTGCTGGGACGTCGTCGTCGAGCCGGAGCGATCCGTGAGGTACTTCTTGCGCGACTCAGGGCTGGCGAGCGCCCGCACCGCGGCGGCGTGGTCGATGCCGTAGCGCCGGGAGAAGCCGTCCACGTCGCCCTTGTCGTCGAGGTAGTCCTGATAGTCGGCAGCAGTGAGCTTGGTATCCTGCCGCGTCTTGGCCGTCGTCGCCTCTCGAGCGCCAATCTCCGACTGCCCGCCCTGCGTGCTCTGGGTGATCAGGGTCTTCCACGTCTCCTCGGTCGCGGCCGCATCGCGCACCTCGTCGGGGCTGACCTTGCGGCCGAGACGAGCCGAGAGGCGCGCCGCCATCGCGTCGGGAGCGGTCCTGGCGGCGTTGCGGTCGCCGTAGTCGGCCCCCTCGATCCCGGTTTTCTGCTCGCGCGCCCGCGTCTGCGACTCGGTGTCGAGGACCGACGCCCGCTTCGACGGCGACATCTCCTCGGTGATCTTGCCCTGCTCGATCAGATCCCGAACGATCTCGGGAGAGGTCTTCATCTCCTTCGCCCACTGCTCGACCTTCGGCAGCATGGCCGCGCGGCTGGCGGCGAGCCGGGTGTCGAGGTCGCGCTTCTTGATATTATCCGGGTCCATGTACTTCCCGGCCTGCTCGGTAGCGATGATGGCGTCGGCCTGCTGAGCGCTGAAGCCGTTGACGGTCATCAGGTGCTGCTTGACCTGTTCGCGGTTGGCGGCCGCCCGCGCGGAGGTGTCCTCCTTCTCGCGCATGTCCGCGAGGGTCTTGATGTCGGAGACGCTCAGGCCGCCGGCCTTGCCGTCGCTGAGCCCGGCCGCGAGCGCTTGGCGCGTCGCGCCCTGCGAGTTCGGATTGCGGTTGAAGATGCTGTTGGCGATCAGGCCCAGCGCCGACAGCGTATGCTGCATCTTCGCCTGCTGCTGCTGCCGCTCGAGCACCTCGAGGGCGATGTCGGAGGCGCGGCTGGCGACGGCCGGACCCGGCGCAGCTGCAGGACCGGCCGCTACGACGCGCTCGCTCGGCGGGGGCGGTGCGGTGCTGATGGGCGCATTGCCGAGCGCCTTCTTGCCGGAGGCGTACTCGGTCGGGACGCCGGGCGGGAGCTGGATATCACCCTGCGGAGGCCCGCCAGGACCGCCCATGGGCGGCAGCGCGACCGGTGGGGGAGCCATGGGGGCGGGGCCCCCACGCATCACCTGCTGAGCGTCATGCTCCCCGCCGCCCGAAGCGGCGGCGGCGGACGACTTCTTCGCCTCCTCGGCCATGGTCGAGCGGGGGATCCCCGCTCGATCCCGCACCGGCATCAGGCCGAGGATCGACAGCAGCTCCTCCCCGATCATGGCCATGGGCTTCCAGCTCCCGCACGCGCGCGATCAGCGTGATGTAGTCGACCAGGGCGCGGACCTGATCGCGCACCATACCGCCCACGCTCGACTGCCGCACAGCGCTTTCGATCGTCTGCGCCAGCTGGCGCAGCTCGTTGATCTCGCTCACAGCCGACGCGTCCGCGGCGAGACGAAGTTCGGGTCAGCGAGGAGCCCCTCGAGGATGGGCTTCGACTGGCTCATGATGCGCTGCTGATCGTGCTCGGCGTCGGGCCCGATCGAAGACGGCTGCGCTTGCGGGTAGTTGATGGGCCCGGCCTCCGGCGCCGGCGTGCCCTTCATCGCCCCGGCGATCTTCGACAGCCCTGCCCCCATTCCGGCGGGCATCCCTCCTGGCGCTGCGAAGTCGCTGTCGGTCATGCCGCCCAGATCCGGCGCCATACTGGGCGCCTCACCGAGCCCTGGAGGCCTGGAGGGAGGCGGCGGGGCGCCCAGACCGATGGGCCGAGGAGGCGGCATCGGCATGCGCATCTTATCGAGCAAGCCCATCAGCGTCTCCTGCGATAGTTGCCCTCACCCACCCAGACGCGCCCGTCCGGACCGCGCTGCACGCTGACCACACCGACGGCGGCGAGGGCGTCACGGGCGACCTCGTCACGGAGCGCGAAGTAGACAGCGCCTGCTCCTCGGAGGTTCTCGAGCATGGCCGCGTTCACCCTCGTGGTGCAGTGCGTGGCCTCGCTCGGGATGCCGATCGACGCTCCGACCATGACGAGCTGCAGGCCGGCCGAGGTGACCTGTCCGCACGGATTGTTCGCCTGCCCGTAGGCGAAGGCCGACGCCACGGGGATGCGGTAACCGCGCGGGGCGTAGACGCTACCACCCTGTCCACCCTGTGCAGACGAGATGGCGTTGCCACCAGTAGCATTGGCCGAGGCGGAAGAACTGGACGTGTTCGTCAGTGATTGCTGCTGTGCCTGGAGCTGCTGTTGCGCCTGGAGGTTGGCGAGGTAGTTGCGGTTCTGGACTGCCGCCACGTTGTTGTAGAACTGGTAGCCGGGCGGCGTGATGACAGTCGGCCCAGGGACCACCACCGGCGGTCGGACGCAGTTGGCGGGGTTCTGCCCGCAGCGCCGCCCCGGCGGGTTTGGGCCGTTGCCCAGCCCCTGTGCGAAGGCGGGAGCCGTCACCAGAATGGCGACGACGGCGAGCAGCAGCTTCCTCATCAACTTCCTCCTCCAAGCTGTTCCCAGTTGTAGCGGTCACCATGCCGCTTCGGGCGCTTCTTTGGTATCAGACTAGGGCTCTCGGCCATCAGCTTATCTATCATCTGCTGCGCCGCCCCGATGCTCGGCCGGTTCTCCTGCTGCCGGTTGCCGGTCGGCGCCTTGGTGATAGGCCCCCCATCCGGCGCCGCCGTGCCGCCGCCCATGGCGCCGACCATCTTCCCGAAGCCCGGCGAGGCCGAGAGCTTCTTCAGCTTCTCCATCCAGCCATCGGGCGCCGGCGTGCCTGCGGGTGAGCCTGCGGGCGCGCCCGGCACGGCGAGCACATGCGTGTTCGGCTGCGGCGCGAACTCGGTGCCGGGCCTGATCGGCGTCGTCTCGGTCCCCGTCACGGCCGGGGTCGCCACGCCGGGCCCGACGCTCGGCTTGTTGTTCGGCATCACGGCCGGGGGCAAGATCGGAGACGCCCCCGGCGAACCGATCGGCTGAGCCTGCGGGATGCCGTGGAAGGTCGAGATCGAGGGCACGCCACCGGGCGGCGTCTGGTTCATCTGCGCCATCGCCAACGGCGGGCCCTGCTGTGGCATCAGCTCCGGCGGCAGCGGCGGGGGTAGCGCCGGAGGCGCGAAGCGGCGCCAATCGAACGGGTCCATCAGCCAACTCCCAAGAGGCCGTTGTCCATGCCGCCGAGGAGCCCTCGGCGCAGGCGCGGCAGGATCATGCTCGCGTAGTCGACCGGCGGCGCCATCGGCTGGTTCGGCTCGGGCGCCGGCGGCGGTGCCTGCGGTGGTTGTATCGGCTGTGCCGCCGCCTGGGCCAGTTGTGTCGCTTGAGCAGTCTTCTTCTGCTCGAGCGCCGCAGCGACGGCCGCGAACGGGTCCGGCGTGACGGCCGGGCCGGACGGCAGCGGCGTGATGCCGGTGTCCTGACCGGTGCTGGACGTGACCCCGGCAGGTGACGCGACATTTGTCGCGGAGTTTGTCGCCATCTGCGTCGGGGCGGCGCCAGGGGTCGTCGTCAGCAGCCGGGCCTGCTCCTGAAACCACTGCGGCGTGCCGGGCAGTGAACTCTTGGAGTAGTTCT